AACTGACAACACTGGAGATAGAGATGTGGGCAGGTTATCTGATGTATGAGGACCAAGAGAGTAAGAAGACTATGAAGCAACAGAAACAACAAACGAAGGCTAGGAGAAGATAATGGCGAAGACTGATCTACTGATCAACATAGCGGTCAAAAACCAACAGGCATTAGGATCAATCAATAATCAATTGACCCGAATGTCAGGTTCTGGTTTGAAACTGAGCACGGTGCTAAAAGGTGCCGCGGCTGGTTTGGCGGCCTTTGGAGCGGTTAGGATTGGATCATTCATTGTCAACACAACTAAAGAATTTGAAGACCTAAGAACCACATTGAGTTCAGTCACAGGTAGCACTGAACAAGGTGCTGAGGCATTCAGATTCATTAGTGAGTTCGCTACCAAGACCCAGTTTGGTGTTGATGACCTAACAAAGACTTTCATCAAGTTGAAAGCGGCGGGTATTGAACCAACCGAAGAACTTCTAACAACATTCACAGACGCGGCGGCGGTGACTAATGACCAGATAGGATCATTAGAGGCTGTCACTGACTTGTTTGCCAGAACGGTAAAAGGTGGTCTAGGACTTGAAGAGATACAGAGACTTGGAGACAGAGGTATTCCGGTGTTGGCTATCTTGGAAGAGAAACTAGGACTCAGCAGGGCAGAAATATCGGAGTTTGGTAAGACGACAGAGGGCGCCGCGGCGATAACCAAAGCATTTGCTGAAGGTATCAATGAAAGATTTGGTGGTGCGACTCAGAAATTAGTATCAAACTTATCTACAGAATTTTCCAACGCCAAGATCGCTCTACAGGGCGTGGCGGATGAATTCGGTCAAGGTATATCACCAGCATTGAAAGATGCCGTTGGTGGATTCACAGCATTAGTAAATGAAAACAGAGAAACAATTTCAGCACTAGGAGAACTTACAGGCTTTGCCTTGAAGGCATTAATATCTGGATTGAATCTTGTCCTCAAGGCAATTGGCAATGTCATAGACTTCTTCAAAGATTTCGTTGGCACAGTCAAAGACACAATACAGGCAGTTAAGGATTTCAAGAATGATGTAGTTAACCAATTCGAAAATATGAAAAAAGGCATCGGAGACAAGATGTCAAATGTTGGCGACAGCATCGTAGGAGGATTTCAAGACATCTATAACAAAGTAGTTGGCAATTCAATCGTGCCTGACATGGTCGATGATGTTGGCAAAGAGATGGACAGGTTGGCATTCAACGCCGACAGGAGTCTAGGCAAATATAGCGACGCGGTTCAAGAAAACATAGACAACGATGTCATACTTCAGGCTCTACACAGAACAATAGGAGAAGGGTTCACACCATTAGAAGGCAAGATCACGGCAGTGGCGGCAGGTATGTCAGCATTCAAAGACACAGCGTCAAGCGCCTTGACAGATGTTATAATGGGCACTAAATCATTGAGAGATGCTTTGGGTGAGATAGTAAATTCAACATTAAGAGCATTGATACAAGGTTTCATTAATTTAGGTATCACAATATTCATATTGGAACCATTAGAAAGATTTTTAAGAAGACAAGTTGACACACAGAAAAAATTAAACAGAGAATTAAAAGTAGAGATAGCACTTAGATCTATATTGGCTATGTTTGGCGGAGGCGGCTTTGGTATTCCGTTCTTTGCTGATGGTGGTAGAACAACTGCCAACCAACCAATCATTGTGGGTGAAAGAGGACCAGAATTATTTGTTCCAAACACTTCAGGCACAGTGGTAGCCAATGACGAACTTGGTGTCAACAGAGGCAATGCTAGTATGGGCGGTGGCGATGACATCAATGTCACTTTCAACATCAACACACTAGACGCAAGTGATTTCGATTCATTACTAACAACAAGGCAAGACTTGATCATAGGGTTGATCAACAGAGGTCTCGCTGAAAGAGGCAAAAGGAGTCTAACAGCATAATGGCATTATTCACACCAAACAAAGGATACAAGGCATTGGACTGGCAGTCTAACACAAAAAGCAGGGTGACGACGGCTGTGTCAGGCAAGGTGCAAAGAATTAAAACAGGCGCACAACATTGGAGTTTCAAACTACAATCACCTTCTATGTCAAGGGCAGAGTTAATGGCTGATTATAGTTTCGTTGTTCAATTGGATGGACAGGTGACATCATTCACTATCATACCACCGGAGATAGGAAGTGCAAGAGGCACAGCATCAGGCACATTGACCAATGATGCCACAGTGGCCGCAGGACAGAGTGCCTGTCAGACAGACGGTGGGTCAGGAACAATATTAAAGGGAGATCTAATCAAGTTTTCAAACCACGACAAGGTATACATGGTCGTAGCGGACAAAACTATCTCAGGCACAAATGACGCAATCAATTTCTATCCACCTTTGGTGACAGGTATTACAAATTCAACCACTGTGACTTATGACAATGTCCCTGTGAAAGTTTATATGGACAAGGACGAAGTAAAATTCATCACACAAACGGATGGTGCCTTCAAGTATGAAATAGTTTTGAATGAGGAGATATAAAGATGGCAAGAAGTATAGCGTCAGCGACTCAGACAAAGTTAGCAGGCAGTTCAGTATTTGTTGCTGATCTGATTGAACTACAATTATCTACAACACAATACCTAACAACCACAAATATCAACATTTCATTTGATAGTGCCACGGCTCCAGACGCCGGCACACAAACTTATTTGGCACAAGGACAATTTTTAAGTTATGGCAACATCGTTGAGACAACCGACCTAAGGATAGCAGAGATAGATATGGAATTCACCGCCGTTGACACAACAACAATCGCTCTACTGACCAACAATGATTACATCAACAAAAGGGTGGTGATCTACAGAGCAATCCTAAATGATGATTACTCATTTGGTGCCGATGATGTGTATCTTGTTTTTGATGGTAAGGTCACTGGCTATTCAATCAGAGAATCAGACACCACAGCGACGGTCACAATATCCTGTGCATCACAGTTCGCTGACTTTGAAAGAACAAATGGGAGAAAAACAAATCCGGCTTCACAGAATGTCCATTTTGCAAATGACAAAGGGATGGAGTTCGCACCGGAGTTAGTAAAAGACATAAGATGGGGGAAAGCATAATGAACATAGTTAGGGTATTAGACAAAAAAGACATCACACAGGTTTTGGATCTAGCATACAGAGCCGTTGTAGAAAGAGGTTGGGTTGATAGAGATTTCGACAAGACCAATTTCAATATACAGGTAAAAAACATTTTATCTTTAGAGAGCAATCTAGCATTTGGTCTCTTCAAGGATAATGTGTTGATTGGATTTGCCGTGGCACAGTTAGATCAGTTCCCTTGGAACACAAAAAGGAAATGCCATATTGATCTGATACACATGGACACAGAACACAGACACGAAGCATACTACCAATTGTTATTGGACACGATATATGCTTTCTGTCGAGAAAATGAAATAAGACACATCAGGACAAGTTCGGCTTCTTATCTGTTCAACAATAAACAAGATAGGATATCGTTCTTGATCAAGAATGGATTTGACGAGGTTGATATAAACTGGGAGAAGGTAAGTGACTATTAGACCATTTGTAAGAAAAGATCTAAAACAATGTTGTGAAATGGCACAACAACAGCACACCGAGAGCCTGTGGAGTCATCTACACTTCGATGGTGAGCGTGTTAAAAATTATTACCTCAACAGCATTGGCAATCCAAACTTCTGTGTGTTGGTGGCGGAACAGGATGGTGAAATAATAGGCGGAACTGCCTGTGGATTGAATCAATATGATTTTTCTTACAACACCTATGTCCAAGACATTTTCTTTTATGTCAAGCCTGAATTCAGGACAGGATCATTGGGTATAAAATTATACAAACAAGTTTATGAATGGGCCAAAGAGAAAGGTGCCTGTGAAGTTTATATAGGTTATGGATTTGGCAAAAACAACAAACAGATGGAGAGGTTCTATGAAAGATTAGGATACGAACATCACATCGATTACTACAGGAAACCAGTTATAGCATGAAGATCTACAACAAGATAGTCTTTGACAAAGACGACAACATCATAGAAGAAGATTCTTATGAATACTCAGGTCCAGTGGCACATTGTGGTGGCGGCAATCCTATCAAGAAAATTTTCAATCCAATAAAAAAAGTTTTCAAAAGTATTGTAAGAGGTGTGGGTAAAGTTTTTAGTGGACTTGTTTCAGCAATTACATCACCTTTTGGTTTCGACATTGACACACCAGATTTTGGAATAGGCACAGACCAAGTATCAGACATCCAAGGAGTGATGCTGAACAAACAGTCAGCGATAGAACACATTCCTGTTGTGTATGGCACGAGAATGGTAGGAGGCACTCGTGTTTTTGTTTCTACAAATGGATCAAACAACAAGTATCTTTTCGTTGATATGGTTATGGCAGAAGGCCAATGTAATGGCTTCACAAAATTATTAGTTGATGACACAGAGGTGCCTTTGACTTCATATGCTCACGGTGTGGTGGCATCACCATCATCGGGAGATTTCAAAGACAGAATGAAAGTTCAGTTCTTTGATGGCAGAGACGACCAAGTCAGTGCCAGTGATGGTTCAGGAGTGTTCGCTAACATAGACAGTTCAAACGGTGCTCCCGGTTGGACCAATCTACACAGATTATCGGGACTATGCCATATCGCTTGTAGATTCGAATGGAAAGAAATCAAGTCTCAAGATGACGCAAACAACAATCCTTACACAGGTGGCATACCAAACATAAAATTAGTGCTTCAAGGCAAAAAAATATTAGATGCCACAACATTGAGTGGCAGTCATTCAACATTGTATGACAACGAGACAAAGGTGTTTGACGACAATCCTGTTTCTGTTTTGCTTGACTACATGAGATCGAGCAGATTCGGAAAAGGCTTGGCCAATGACGCATTTGATTTCGCTAGTTTCAAGACGGCGGCGGACCTTTGTGAACAGACCGTGGCATACACTTCTTCAACAACGGGCAAGGCATTCACTTGTAATGCAGTGGTCAATACAGCCAACAGTATCTTGGCCAATTGTAAAATATTGTTGATGGGTTTCAGAGGGATCATGCCATACCAACAGGGCAAATACAAATTACAGATCGAACACGGCGGAGACAACACAGACATCACAGCAACGCCAACCAATCCATCCACTGTATTCTCAATCACCAATGACCATATCGTTGGGGGAATAAGTCTAGAAGGTGAACACAAGAACGCAAAGATCAATAGATGTATTGTGACCTTCGTTGATCCAGGCACAGACGACAATGTTTCATACCAACCAAACCAAGTGGTGTATCCTGAAGAAGGTAGCGCCATTGATGTGGCAATGCTGGCAGAAGATGATGGCAAAAGATTACAGAAAGAGATCGTGTTGCCAACGGTGACCAGCAGAGAACAGGCCTTACAATATGGAGAAGTATTCACCAAGAGATCAAGGACTTCAAAATATGTGACATTCGGCACGACACTGGCAACATCGAACACAGGTGTTGGTGACCTAATCAACATTGAAAATGAACACATAGGATTGAATGGTATATTCAGAATAGTTGAAATGAAGATAGATGCCGGTGGTGACATAATCATCGGTGCTGTTGAACACCAGCCAACAAACTATGAGATAGCGGCAAAATCAATAGCGGCCACTAGGCCAATCATAAATTTACCAAACCCAATTGGCTTGGTCAATCCGCCAACAGGCATCGTTTACACATCTTTTGGTTTTTCAGGTGCAGGTGTGATCACCTTAGTGGTTAGACCCATTGGTGAGATTAGGTTTTCGCCAAGCACTGACACAAACATCACTCATTATAGGTTTGGCGTCAAGATGAAAGGTTCTACAGAATCAGAGGTAAATTATTTTGACAAATCTGTATCAACTTTGACCTTTGACAGCACCAATAATCAATTTGTCTATCAGTTGATGGCGTCGGATGTCAAGACCAAAGGCGGTGTAGATGCAGAAGGCACGATTAGAATATATGCTATCAACAACCAAGGCAACCAATCCGCACCAGCGGAGTTGGTCGTGGCCAAGATAGCATCTATAAAACAGAATGTTGTGACTCAACAGGTCACACAGTCATCAACCAATGTTAATTTGAACCCATAGGAGAATAGATGTCGGGAACAGGATTTTTTGATGTAGGACAAGCAGTTTATCTGCCCAAGGACACATTGACTTGGGCCAATCTAGGATCATCACCTTACGGCAGTTGGGACTCCTACACAACATGGTATAAGAATCTCACATCAAGTTCAACCGTGGCATTCACATCTGCCATCATTGACTTTGGTAGGAGTGCCAAGGTGGTGCCACAGATAACTTTATCAACAGCCAAAGACGGCAACCTTACAGAATCTATCACACTTGACTCTAGTAATGACGACATACCACAGTTCCTTATAGAAGGCAGTGACAACAGCGACATGAGTTCGGCCACATCAGTCACATTGACAAGGACATCTAATCCGGACTTCACAAGTCTAGGAGCAAAAAGATATTACAGGGTGACAACGACAATTGACGCAGGTTCAAACACATTGCCTAACGCGATATCGGGAATAAACATAGATCTTAACACCACAACACAAGAAGAGATAATTGAAAGTTTCAACACGGCCACGGTTGATGACGGTAGCACCACAACAAGGGTAGTGCCAACAAACAATACATTCACAGACATTCAATTTGTAGGCATAACGCCTAGGACAGAGGTCAGTGACACCGTTGTGACAGGCAGTGGCGGTGCTGTGTCTTTGTATGTGGCCAGTGGCTATGTCAATACAGGTTATTTCGTTGGTGATACCAGTAGTGTATCAACAGGTTCAATCACATCAGTGCCTTTGGCTAGATGTGTTAGTAAATCGACTAACAATTTCACTATACAGGTGTATCTGCCTAACAACGCAACAGACACGAACGGCACATTTGATTTCTTGGTCAAAGGACTGCCTGTGGTGTCCATAAGTGCCGAGGGCAATTTAGAATAGTTAAATATAAACAATAGGAGAAACAAACAATGGCTTGGCCAACAAATGATTCAAACATAGACACTTCAAACCTGGACGCAGGCACGGCAAATCCTGCCAGTGCTAGACCAAATTTAAAGACAGCACTTGATGAGATCAAGAACATCATCAATGGTCGTAATGAAGCGTCAGGTGTTGCTGGCATAGACGCCAGTTCAAAGATTTCAAACGCACAACTGCCTGACACCATAGTCAGTAGCAGTTCAACAGACTTGACATTGACACCAACAACAGGAACGGTCAACATCAACTCTGTATTACAGATGAATCCACAATCAAGATCAGCCTTGTATGCAAGATCAGATCTAGCAGATGGTATGATAGCAATGGCATCAGATGGTGATTCAACCGTTGATACACCTGTGTATTATGCTGGTGGTGTGTGGAGATATTTTTCAGACAATTCTGAAGTGTCGAGTTCATAGGATTCCTGTGACGAGGTCAGTGAGTGCAAAACTTCAACGAGCGATTACAAAAATACGGCTATTGGCGGTGTGAGAAATTGACCCCTAGGGGCAAGGGCAGTCATATGAGATGCCTCGGAGACAAACATTCATGCCGTTTCATCTTACACAAACAACCACGCAGTGAAGTGACGAAACTGCCACCAAGATACACAAGAAAAGAACACAACAGATTAGACTCTTACAGTTTCGACTATTTCATCAAGACAGAGATCAATCGGTTGAGAAAACCACCCAAGTAATTTGGTCTAGACCAAACCTTACCAACCAAACACTACCAAAACCGCTTCTATTATAGCCTTTAAACTTACACAGACGCCTGTATATCAAAAAGTCTTGACATCTGGTAGCATTGGACTATATACTTGTGATGTAGGCAATTTTTAGGCAATAGACAACTCAACAAAGGCACAAAGTTTTGGCAGTTATCTAAGAAACTGTGGGGTGTAAAGAACGCACCGTCCTAGTAGCACACTATAAAACCTTAAGGCGTTTTAACCAACAAGCCAGTTAGGTGATTTTGTGTGTGAGGCAGAGAGGCCAGGGACACGAATCAGACCGACAAACCACTCTCAAAAATTTCGCGTTCTGGTAATCTGAATGTTAGACAAAAATGAATAGGTCCATTGAAGAGAAAACTTTACGAGTCCTTTAGGACGAAGTAATCGTCGTCATAGACGACGAACTCAGTGCTTTCGCACTTCGTATTTCTTGACATCTCAATTGAATTCAATTATAATCGTGTTATGTCAGATCAATTAAAATTTTTAAAGAAATGCAATGATCATTGTGAATTGTTTCTACAAGAAACATCCAATTCG